TATAAAAGAAACATCAAGACGATGTTTCTTCGCAATCTGTTCAACTGTTTTATGGGATTTGAGTTTATTCATTTATAAAATAGAACCTTTATTTATTTATTATTCTGGTTCCCCCTGTGTTTGTTGCTTTAACAGTTTTGCTAGTTCTGCTGTAGATCCGACAAAAAGAGCGTTATTCACTGTTGTTGGTCCTTTTATTTTTTCTTCTTCAATATCTTTAAGTTTCTTTTGAAGATCCATCAATTTATCAGTAGCATCGGCAACATTTTTAATTAATTGTCCCGCAACTTCATAAGCACGAGGCATCTCACTTTCTTGTGCTAATTCGAGAATACCATTAATAGCTTCTTGACCTTTTTCTATAAGGGAATAAAGATTACCTCTTGTATAGTTATAATCTTTTTTAATATCATCAATTGTAGAGGCAATTGTTTCTATTTTTTCAATTTCGCTTTTAGTTTCTATTGGTATTATTTCACCATCAACATTAAAGGTATCGTTTAAACTATCAAATTTTTTTGACATTTTCATGAAAATTCTCCACTAAAACCAAAATCATCCCCAATTTCAATTAAAGAATTATCTTCGGTAGTTACCTTTCTCACTCCAGTTCCTAGAACATGGGAAAATGCTTCAGTCTTATTTGATCCTCTAACAACAGTTAAATTATTTCCAGCAACTGAAGTTACCAACATAGTTTCTTCATCGATAGTGATAAAAGAATTTTTTTCTATCGATGAAGAATCTTCTACCAATATAAAATTGTCAGAATCGCTGATATTTTCTGCAAGAATAGTTGTAATCGTTCCCGTATAATTTTTAGTTGCAGTTGGGGTCACCGAATATACAAGATCTCTACCACCAGCACTTGCACCTGATCCGGAAGAAGTTGCGGAAACATATCCAATCGAAACTTTCTTAATGATATCATTACTTGCAGAAGATATCGGACCAAATAAGTATGTCTTGGCAGTAAATCTGAGTGTGTATATTAAAGCTCTTCTTGTACTAAAATCGCCCTCATAATCATCATTCATTGTAATACTATCTAAAACTATAGGAATATCTCTCTTTTCCTGCAATTCTTCAATTAAATTAACAGACATATTATATGAAGGTTGAAAATATGGCAATATTTGTTCGATGATTTGAAGCATATCATCATTCAACTTTGTCATAATGTTTAATTCAAATTGCATATTATATGGAACAGGTAAGTATGCCTTTTTTTCTTGCGTTTTATCCGAAGATGGGGATGTTAAGAATGTTTGTGTAGTTGTTGCTTTTCTAGTGGGATCATAATTAAGACCTATAAATTCAAATGACATTCTTGGTAAAGTCATTTGAATTGGTCTATTCAAATCTGGAGACTGTTCCAATCTTGCTAGAAATTTTTGAGTGGGTCCATATGCAAGAGGAACCTTTAATGTACTAACTATTTGATTTGAATTATTTTTATGCTTTATCGATATTTCATTGAATAATGATCCGAAAGAAATAACAGTTTTTCTTAGTATCTCGTGATAAAAATATTCAAACATCTTATTAGTGCAATATTCTTTAGTTAGACATATTTATGGATTACGGGTTTCCAAATGGATTTTTTTCACTAAAATCGATAATTTTATCCGCTTCAGTTTCTATATCAGTATTTTCGGCATAAGTATCCATTGTGTTAAATTCTTGAATAAATCTAAGTTGTCTAGAAGCACTACTTGCAGTTCCAACTAAAAATTCTCCAGATACAAAAGAACCAGAAATTTTAGAAACCTTTAATTCATTTGTCAATGAATTCCAAGAATTTACCACCGCAGTAGTACTACTAATAGATCCAGTAACAACTTCACCAACTTTATAGGTTCCTATTCCAATTATATCTGGAGGACTTATGGTTATATTTGGATATCCACTTGCAATTAGGTAACCAAAACCAGAATCTGTAATTCTTATCGATGTCACTATTCCTACGGAATTTATAGAAGAAACTGCTTTGCCGCCAGTTCCAATTCCAAGTTCTGGGGGATCAATGTCAATTGTTGGGGGAGAAATATATCCAGAACCTCCATTGGTAATCGTAATCTGTCCGATAATTCCATTTGCGAGTTCTGCTATTGCCTGTGCGCCAGAACCTCCACCTCCAATAAAAGAAATGCTGGGAGCAACGGTGTAACCATAACCGGAGTTTATAATTTGCACCTCTTGGACTTTATCAGATACCGTTCCGTTACAATCAACAATATCTGAAATCATTTTAACTACTGCTGTAGCAGTTAATCCCCCAGAAGGGGCAGAAGAGATAGCAACTCTTGGAGAAGACTTGTAACCAGAACCCCTATTTGTCACAATAATACGCCTTATACCACCATTAACTGTCGCTGCAGTAGCAGTAGCTGGTATAGAAGAACCAACCAAAGTCAATGATTGAACGTATCCGGACTCAACGACATTATCATCAATGTTATCGATACCAGTATTGAGTAGTTCGTCTTCATACCTAAACAACTCACAAGTCAATTGGTACACATAATTTTTTTGAAGTTGATAAAAAGGTTTTTCGTGTTCTACATATTTTATCTCAAATAAACGATCACCTAGAGGAAAATATATTAAATCACCTTCTTTTGGTCTTGTCGATAATTCAATGTTTGGGATATTTTTTATTAATGGTGATATATAAGTTTCAAATCTTTCTCTAGATATTGTAATAACTAAATCATCTAAATCTTGAATACCAAACTTAGTCATCAACGTACCAAGTCCGTTATATCCATCATAAGTATCTACATATGCCTCTATTGGATAAGCATTTTCAAATTTAGATTCAATTAACTCCTTTATTACGGTCTTACTTGTTACATATTTTCTTGGTAGATAGTAGACCTCTACACCATAGATTTTCAACTGCTCATTAATTAAATCTTGTATTAGATTCTGCTCTGTTTTTGATCCCTGCTGAAAAAATGGATTAAGCATATTTTTATCCGATCATGTCTAAGGGAGGTAATTCATATGTATTAGACATTTTTTCCATAATTATATCGATCTCTCTTTGAGCGTCATCATATATTTGTCTACCATTTAACTCAACTCCACCGGGCAATTTAACTCCTTGAAATTTAATTAAATTTTGTCCCCACTGCTTTTTGATAAGAGAGGTTAAATACATTTTTAAAAATGAATCATTCCAAACCTTTGAATAATCATTTGGGTTGAGAGTTGAATAGCAGTCAATGATAAAATACTTATTTTCCGTTACTGATCCCCAATCAATATCTAAATATAATCTATCTTGCCTTTTATTGAAACGAATCTGTTTTTGAGTATTTAAAAGAAAATCTAAATCTTCCAAATAAGTTTTAACCATTGCATAACTCAAGAGTTCAGTGGTTCCCCAATAGTAAATATCATTTAAAAATAATTGATATTTAACACTAAACATACTATTTGTAATAGTATTTGTTCCATCAAAGGTAAAAATTTTATTTACTCCAATAATATTGGGTGGAACTTGTAAGTAGTTACTATTTTCGTAGTAAGTAAATGTTGTCGCTGTGCCTACAATATTGGTTGTGACAGATGTTGATGCCATTCCAACAGAATTAGAATCAATAGATGCTTTTCCTCTGGCAATATCATCTGCCGTCACTTTATATTTGTAAAATGTAGGATATACCCCATCAAAATGACGTTCTTGGAAAAATTGAACGGCATCATCCACCAAATCATCTATTTGCTCGTCGGCAACATTTATTTCCAAAACTGGTGCTCCCAGTTTCCTTTTACAATAATCTATGAGTTCTTGTCTGGTGGATGGTTGTGCCATTATAGTTTATCTAAACTTGAAATAACTTCTTGTTGTTTTAAATATAATTTGATATAAGATTTTGCAAAGTTTCTCAAAACATCAATATCATCTATACTATCTATGTCTCTAGCAATCTTTTCATATTCGAACATTTTGCTAATGTTTTCCAAATCTATTTCTGATGGGTTCATTTTTTTTTTATAAAATAAATTATTCTAAAGCGACCACTCTAAGATTTTTTAATCTTGGCGGATATGCTTGATTTGTCGATGTCCCTATGAATTTAATTCCATAATATTTGAATGGAGATAGGTTGTTGATAGTGTATTCATATTCCTTGTATGAAATTTGATTGGGTGAAAATCCTATCGTACTAGTTTTTTCATACCTAGAATCTGCTAGACCGCTATTTTGACTGGAATCAATAATTTGTCCTGAAGAGGTCAAGTTTTGATATCCTGGAAACAAATTATACACCATCTCATCATTCGGATCATTTAAAATCGCATACATACATCTTAAATCATTATATAGATTTATATGTGCTGTAATATACACTTTAATAGAAGTTGCTGAAGATTCCAGACTAATTGGTTCTGTGGCATATACAAAGGAAGATGGATCCTCAGTAAGAGAAGAAACTCTTCCATCTGAGATATAATCATTAATGGGCGAATCTACTCTATTGGAAATTAAAGTTAAACCAACTCTTTGTAAATTAATTGCCGGAGAAAGATATGAATTTGAGGAAGACAAGTTTAACGCTAAAGTTAAAGATTTTTTTCCGGGAAGAGAGGTGAGATTATTGTTTTCATTAACTTTAGAACAAATTAATCTAGGTGATTCGAAATAATTATCCGACTCTAAATTAATACTTTCAAAACCGGAATCTTGGAAAGATGGATCTGATCCATTTATAGAAGTTCCAGTAACAGTTCTAACTGAGGCATTTATATTTGTTCCCTTTGGAGTAACTGAAGTTACGATTGGATTTAAAATTTCAAACTGAACGTTTTGCGTAGCGTAAATACCTGTTCCTCCAGTCGATTTTGTTTGATTCAAGGCTAATTTTGGAAATCCTGCAGTTTCAACACTTCTATCAACTTGTCCGTATGGTAATGGATCAGTTTTTCCTGCAGAAGATCTATCTATTTTAATATGGTAAAAATCAAGACCTATTGGATTTGAAATTGTAACATCAGAAAAACTATGAGTGGTATTTATTCTTCTTAAAGAAACACCAGACAATTCATATTTGTAAATTAAAGATTCAGATGGATACTCGAAAGATAATGTTTGATCTATATTTCTTGTTATTCCCGTAAGTAGTGGAGGAGAAACGGAAGAATTTATGCCAGTATATGAAATAATTTCATTTTCGATAATAGCATATCCCGGATTAGTTAGTGCTACCCCAACTCCTTCAAAAGTATAGAAATCACTTTCATCTTCAATAGCAAGATCTGAGGTAGATGATAATCCATACCCAACTTTTGTTACTGTTGGAGAGAGATCTGATATTGCTCCCGATATTGTTACGGAATTCGTTGATGAATGCATTCCGTGATTTTTATGATTTACCTTAATGTGAAGTCCATCTGATTCTACTTGTATTCCACCTGATAAAATAGTTACGTTTCCACCAACTGTAGAATTCAATGACGTGGTTACTCCAGAATTGTTAATGTATCTAATAATATTACCAGAACCTGTTATAAACTCTCCCTCAACATTATCTAATATTAGTTCATTTACACCAGAAATATTGCTTACAGATAAACGAAGGTTTCTTCCGAGAGAACCTGATCCAATTTGAGAAGCTGTAAGAACGTCTCCAACTAAATATCCAGTTCCTCCATTAGATATTGTTGCCCCAAGAGATACTACTTTTCCGTCAGTAACAGTTATATTAGCAGTTGCATTTCTACCAGTTCCGGTAACAGAAGTTAAAGAAACATTATTGAAAGTAAAAGATCCCGAGGATGGGGTATACCCAATTCCGGCATTAATTAGTCCTAAAGTTCCGATAGCAGACCCTGCAGCACCAACATAGTTTCCTCTTCCGGTAGAATTATCCTGAATAACAGTATTTCCCAGAGTTAATCCCGAATCTTGAACTGTTGATCCTATTCCAATTCTAATTTTGTTCGAAAAAGTTTTTAATGAATCTTGTAAAAGATTTGCTATTTGACTGTTTCCTACTTCTAATGATGGATTATAAAAATTAATATTTCCTGAAGAACTAAAGTTTGCTCTATAAAGTTTAAATTTTAAATCTTCAAAATCACTGGAAGTCCAAGTAACAGCATTTTGTGACTTAAATAGTGAACCTGATAAAGGTTGTTTTGTTACTATAACATCGCCCGTAGTTTGTCCGGAACCAACAGGAACAAAATTCTGTTCTCCCAACCTAGAAATGTAAACTGAATATGAATCTGATACAGAAGTAACAACTATAGCGTGAAACTGTTCTCCCGAAAGATAAACCGGAGAGTTAAATGTAAATCTAGTTGGAATTGAAGCATCAGAAGATACATTTACTTGAAATGAATCTAGAGTAACTTCCGAGTAAGGATATATTACCTCACTCGGAACACCAAGTTTCATAGATCGCAATTGCACTGTAACAGGAGCTTCAGTGTCTTTAGAAAAGAAAAATAAATCAATGGAGGTTGCAAAAATTCCACTTGTTTTGTCTACATAAAAAGACTGTGCTACAGGATCTATTAATTTCATTGCTAGTTACTTTTTTATACTACTATTTAACATTGTATTATTTTTTCTTTTTATCATTCTTAGGTGATGCTGCAACAACTATAGTTCCTTTCGGTGCAGCAGTTATTGCGCTTGTAGGAGCACTTGTACCTCTGTTTGCTGATATATTTACAGTTAGACCTTGACTTGCTGCTCCCTGTTTAATCTCCTTCACAATTTTATTTCCAGATTGTTGTGTCAAATTTCCAGATGAAGTTTGAGTGATATTTACGTCAAGTTTTCTTGCTACCTGCTCTACGGTTTTTACGTTAGTTCCATAAACTTGGTTGTAAGCAGCAACTAATCTATTTTGTGCCGCGTTTGCATAAACAGGACCACCTCTATTAATCTGAACCAAAGGAACTGTTTGTGGTGTGGGTGGTTGTGGTGGAGGAGATGTTGGTGTTGGAGAACGTACTGATGGCGAACTATATCCAACTACAGAAGATGCAACGGCTGGAACATCTGGTAATGGTGTTGTTTCTACTTTTGTTTGAGTTTCATATGTAATATTTTCAACAACAAGTACAGATTCTTGAACTTTATTTATTGTTCCCTCAACAAAAAATGTTTTTTCTGCTGAAGTAATAGACGCACCTTCAACTTGTGTATTTGTTGGGCTATCAGTAAGTCTAAAAACTTTTGTTCCTACTGTAAATGATGGTGCTGATGATGGGTTTGATGTGGAAGATGTTGTTTGATTTTGTCTCGCAATTATCTTTTGATTGTAATTTTTATTATTTGCCCTACCACCACGCTTACTATTACCTTCAATATATGGATTTGGTGTATCTTTTTTAATAATTGGTGGTCTTGGTATGAAAATACTTCCTATCAAGGAACCAACTTCATCTGTAACTAATCTAATATCTGTAACGACTGCAGTTGCTCCAGAACTTTCTCCCTTTAAAACATATCCTTTCTTAATGTTTCCATAAAATTGACCTTGAGTTTTGTTAGATAAACTAAAAGTATCAATATTTAAAATTGTTGATGTTGAAGAATAATTTGGGGAAATAAATTGTTCTCTTGCATATGGATTTAAAATATAAGTGTCTGTTGGACTATTATAAGGTCCATACTTATGATTTTGTTGAGCCACTCTAAATTGTGGTCTTAGTGGAGTTCCCTCAGTTAAATTGCGGACAGGAATTGAACCATTGGACCTATCTCTTTTATTAATAGTTACAGTTTCTCCGACTTGAAAAACTCCAGAAGTCATTGTTATTTCTAACAATTTCGGAAAAGTATATTCGGACATATCAATTCCATCAAAGAAAGAATAAACTCTTGTAAATGGTTTTATTTTTTTAGCACTAAATTCAATATTCCTTGATCTCATATGAGGAATGACTGTAGTACTAATAACTTTTTCTCCAACGACCTTATTATCTAAAGATGTTTTTTCAA